TTAGGCAGACTCTAGAGGAAGACTTCTTTTAAAAAGATCATTCGGGCGCTTTTTGGCGTAAAAAAGAAAAAGGGACAAAAAGACCAATGAGTCAATGGTGGGGCTGGGTATTAGGCATTTTGGGCACATTAGGAAATTTTTACGTCGGACATAAAAAGATCTGGGCGTTTGGAATACTGATCCTTAATGAGTTCCTATGGATTGCCTATTCGGTTCTGGCCAGACAATATGGTCTGATTGTCTTTTGCTTATCTTATATCTTCGTATACCTGAGAAATATCAGGAAGTGGAGCGCCGACGAAAAGTCTGCTACTATCTCCTAAGAAGCGGATCCCATGTGAGTGAACCTTCTCGTCCTTGGGAACACGACGTAAACTCTTCCCACAATGGTCATTAACTCAATGGCAGAGTGCCGCCCTGTTAAGGCGGATGTTCTTGGTTCGAGTCCAAGATGACCAGCGATACTTAGTTCCAGATCGTCCAATGGAAGGACAACGGCCTTTGAAGCCGTGAATCATAGTTCGAGTCTATGTTTGGAAGCAATAGCCTGTAAAACCTCACATTGGGGGTGTTAGGTTTTGGTTGTGATAGGGTGGGCAACATGAAACTACTCGGATACACACTGCGTAAGCCTTGGACCAAACATGTTAATTGGGAAATAGACCTTGGTGAAGAACTAGTCCAGGCTATTAGACAATCTGTAGCATCTACATACGTTGCCGAAATTATTAGCAATGATCTATGCGATGTAGACTGCGAAGTCATTGAGTACCTTGAAAAGACAGTCAAGCCATGACGCAACAAGACGTGCGCGAGTTAATCGCCCAAGAGATTGAGCAATACGCCAATGATGGCTATAAAGGCGCTGCAATGACACAGAGCGTTGACACACTCGCCATTGCTGAGTACATTAAAACCGTTCTATTACACGCTGCCGAGATCGCAAGGGGGAACGCATGACACACGATGAGTACGATGAGAACATGGCCCAAGATGATTTGCTTAAGAAGATTTACTCGATGGAACTACGATATGCAAATGAAAAGCCAAGGCGTGAAGCCCTTCGCGCAGTAGTGGAACTAGCCAATCAACCACTGGATACAGAAAACATGCCTGCACAAGAAGTGGCTTGGTATTCATACGGGTACAACTTAGCCTTAACCAAAATGCTTGATGCTATTGCTAAGGAGTTATTCTAATGACTCACGATGAATTGCTGGCAGAGATAGACTTTGCAATAGATAACAGCAAGTACGACTACGACTTTAATTGCTTTGATGGCTCGCATGATTTCATGCTCGATGCCCTTCGCGCAGTAGTGGAATTGCATAAGCCACAAGAAATTACTTTGCCTAATGGCGAATGGGGAACTAATTGTATTTTATGCGATGGTTTTGATTACCCCTGCCAAACCATTCAAGCCATTGAGAAGAGGTTGGCATGACTTGTTATGATTGCGACGGTCTAGGTTGGATGTACTTGGAAGAGTTACGTGACACCTACAAGGAAGAAGTCATTGGTGACGATACTGCTTTATACTTCTTGAACTCAAGAATCGGTTTATCGGTAGGTATATGCCCATCATGCGATGGGTTTGGAAAGGGGAGGTTAGGAAGATGGCTGAGTTTGCGATGAAAGCAATCTTTGATGGAGAGCCTTTTGGATTTGACCTACCACTAGTAGTAGTAGATGATGCTTTCTTTGAGTACCTTGAAGATGAAACACCGTATGAAGGTGGCTCTCTAGATATCGGAGAGTTTGCCCTTTACTACCTTGAATGGGAGAAGGCCAATGTTGAATAAATCACCAGAAGATCAAATTTTTGTTCCTTTGATTGTACTGCTCTCTATGCTTGCGATCTATGTAGCAGTGATGGTGAGGATGGGTTAATGCGTATCTTAAATACTATTAAGAAGATCCTACGAGGTGAACCTCTTGACTGGCACAATCCACTGCCACCTGTTGTAGGTCCTGATGAGGCCTTAGCAGTGTGTATCTGTTGCTCAAAGCCCTTTGTTATTTGGAAAAAAGATATCAGAACCCCTTTTTACTGCGTAGGATGCCAGTGAATCCACTTGAGCGTGACATCACTATAGACGTCGTTACATCATTAGTGCGACAGTACGAGCCTTTGTACGCTAACAGTTATCCTTACGTGTTGGGTAGAATAACTGCCCTTCTTACTCCCGAACAGTGGAAAGAGATAAGTACTTGGTTAAGAGATGACAATGGGCTTCAAGAAGAATAAAGCACAGGTAGATGAGATGTTTCGTCTACGTGATGAGGGCAAGTCTTACCGTGAAATCGAAAGACTAACAGGGCTATCTAAGGGAACTATGTCCTACCATCTTGGTGAGGGTCAAAAAGATAAGACCCGTGAAACAACCAAAAATGAACGAGAGCGTCGTAGGTTAATTGTTATAGAGTACAAAGAATCTCGCGGATGCGCCGACTGTAAGCGTCGTGGTCATTTCTATCAACACCCATACTACGTACTACAAGCAGACCATGTTTGGGATACAAAAGTTGCCAATGTATCTCACATGCTTCGTAATAACACACTAGAAGAGATTATGATTGAACTAGCCAAATGCGACATCGTCTGCGCTAATTGCCATGCTATCCGTACACACAAACGCCGTAAAATGATAAACGAGATCAACACTACTGATGAGCAAGCGGATGATGGTTATTACGAAGAGGTTTAAACCTCTGGATTGATGTTGTTTACATACGGAGTAATAATGTGTGAGTCTGCTGGAACATTAGGGCTAGACATAGGCTTGTTCTCAGATGCGTTTGCAGCACCCGCGGCCAACACGACAGCAGCAAGATGCTTTGGGTCTGTTGAGTAACCTGTAGCAGCCCATGTACCTAAAGCCGCTGTACCTGATAGCGCAAGGTGAGCAGGGCTAGTAAAGTTAAACTTAATCCCCATCGTTCATCTTCTCCCATATCTCACGAATCATCGTGTGTGTTTGATGGTCGAGTTTAAGTGTTACGTCCATAATCTTACGATCTTCTGCTCCAGAACGGTTAGTTGCGTTCAACAACAATCCTGATAGAAGGATCGATTCAAGTGACACCGTTAGTGTCAACAAGTTAAATGGATATGGGTCAAAGGTAGCAAAGAGCATCCACAAAACCCAAAAGATCATGTGGATGATAAGGAACCATGGAGAACCAAAGGCTGTAGCACACCAGTCGGATGCCTTTTGAAAGTACTTCATTAGGCTCCAGCCTCCTTGATCATAGAGTTATAAGTAGCAGCATCAAGTCCCTTAGACTTTTTTAAGGCAGTGAACTTTGCTTGATAAGCAGGGATAAGGCCAGCATCTTCCAAAGAATAGGTTCCTGTAACCATATTTGCAGGAAGTAGTCCTGCATTTTCTAAGGCCTTTTCTACAATTTGAACTGTTTGGCTTTTATATCCAACCTTAAATGCAGATGCACCAGGAAATGGTGGTGCAACTAATACAGTTGTAGATTTAACAGGTGTGGAAGAGGAGTTGTGTACCACAGCGGCTCCGCCACCTGTTAAGGCTGTAACCCCAGCAACTCCTGCTGCTGCAGTCTTAGTAGACGTTTTTGTTGTTGTTGGCTTTGATCCAGCGTCGTACTTAGGGCGAACGATTGCCAATACATAGAGGTAAGCACGATGGCGTTGGTAAACCCCATGACCATCGTATTGGGATGCATTAAGCATGTGCTCTGGCCCAGTGTTGCCACCAATAGTAGTGATGCCATCTTTAGAGGCTGCTTGGATAATCTCTACGTGATCTGCTTGGCCGTTACCTGCCCATGAGAAGAAGACAAGGTCTCCAGGTTGTCCACTGTACTTATCTACTACCTGACCATTCTTTTGAAACCAGGTAAGACCAGCAGGACAGTAACTAAATCCCTTGTCTGTTTCTGCTGCAACGAGATGAGACGCTCCAGCCTGTGCAAAGCACCACGATACGAAGCACGCACACCAGGGAACATCACCTATTCCATACCACTCGGAATAAGGATTCTTATCTGTTGTACCACCGTAAAAGTTTATTTGCTTCTGTGCGATATTTACTATATCGATTCCAGCAGTCATTAAGTCCCCGTTTCTGGAAGAATAAACCATTTTATCAGGCGCTTATCGTTTTAATTGGCGATAATAGGTGTATGACATGGGAACAGAGCACGGTAGAAGGCAACTGGGAGCCACAACGCAAACCAGAAGCCGAGAAGAAGCCTGCGTACACACCCAAGCGTAGTTACGGTCGTCAACAGGAGTTTGGTCTTGGACATGAGATCAAGACAGGCAACATGCCTATGTTCATGACTGGACCAGAAATTAAAGAGCATTACGTACCATACGAAGGCGATAAGAACCCTTCAAAGGGAAACGTCTTTGAACCAGAGAGCGATGCTGAAACCTGGGCACGCAAAGGCGAAGAGGCCAAGATGACTGGCACTGAGCGTTATGGCAAAGAGTCTTTTGAACGAGATAGCGGGGGTGCGTGGAGAAGCCTTCGTGGACCAGCACTTGCTCGTCAAGGTATCGGCCCTAACACATCTATTGAAAACATGGCTAAAGTTCATGGCATCAAAGGACATGTTTCAGTTGAAACAAAGACGATGGGTACAGAGCGTAAGCCTCAAGTACTTGGTGGGCATCACAGAGTTGCTTTGGCATCAGAGCAATTTAAAAACCACATCTTTCCAGTGAAACACTTCGACTCCCTGGAACAAGCACAGGAAGATCGACACTACGAATGACTGATGAAAATACCTGCAAACTTTGCTTCCACTATATTATTGATGGCGTATGTAGCGTTGACTCTTGCAAGTGTATCTGTGAGACAGAAACTTCAGAATGACAACAGTCTGTTTAGTTAATGAAGCAAACCTTGCTCAAACTGACTTTAGTATCCTTGTTGACTCTGTAAAACATTTTGCACCTTTAGTTACAAAACCTTGGGGATTGCCTGACGTTGTAATAACCACAGTCCCTACTCCAGGAGCATGGTTAATCTATGTTACAGATCGTAAAAGAGTTCAAGGAGCAACTGGTTACCATACGTTTGAAAACGGATTACCCACCGCGTATTGCTCACCCACTGCTTCTTACCGTTTGTTTGGGCATTACTCTAAGCCAATCTTTATTGGAAAGAAGCAACTACTCGGAGCAACATACACTGAAGGACTTGTTACGACCATCTGCCACGAACTAGCAGAGATGCTTTGTGATCCACAGATAGGTACACTTTCTGCAGTTGACAGCAAGGGGCGCACTTGGTTGGTAGAGGTGTGTGACCATGTATTTGGTTCTTACTCTAATTATGTATCAGGAACAACAAACTGCATTCTTCCAGATGTAACTACTCCTTCTTTTTATAACTTAAAAGGAACAGCACCTTTTAGCCTGTACAATGCAGTTACAACACCTTTTACTTTAACAAAAAACGGCTATGGTTATTACAAAACTTCAACAGGTCAGTTGGTGAAACTTTAATGTTAAATCTATCAAACTCACAGTTTGGTCAACACAACAAGATGGACATGGATGTGTGGGGCGGTCAGGCTTGGAAGATGTCTAATCAAGAACCTATCAAGGATGAACACCCTGCCGCCGCAGCGACTAGTGCAGCAGGAGAGTATTAATCGTTTCTGGTATATCTAAAGAGTCATTAAATTCAGTTAAAGGTATACGCCACGATCCTTCAGGTGCGTAGATCCATTCATTACGTTGTACATCTTCCATAGGAAGCCAACCAAAAATCTCAACCTCTGAGTAATAGTCGCGGTCAATAACGCGTGCACCTACTAGGACCCATCCATCACGTATGTCTTTAGGAAATACAGGGATCTCATCTTTAGTACGGATCGACTTTACCTCTATGTTAGTTCCTACATCTGCAATGTCTTTGCGATAAGAGTGCTCTGCATTTGGGTAAAAGGGGAACGTAAAAGACTTCTTGTATAACTTGGCTACAGCGTACTCAGCAACGATTGTGCGAACGGTGGCTGCGATTTCTGGTTCTAGTTTTGCCTTATTATCCCCTGCGTAGTTGGGGCGGTCCTCACTGCCGAACTTTATCATCCAGCGGTTTAAGGCAGCGTCTGCACATGCACGGACTTCTTCTTTGGATAACTTAACGATGTGGCTCATCCTTTACCTCCAACAAGAAACATTATTGATCCCAATTGGAATCCGCCTTTTTTCTCGTAGATATCACAAAACATACCTAATCCGTATTGACCTTTTACTCTCTTGATCCGAAATAGTGTTCCATTGATGTGTGTTCTCATCTGATCATCCTATACCATTCTCCAAGGGGCGCAAAACAAGGGGAAGCATGACTGACGCTCACGACCAAAAGACCACCAATCATTATGTAGTGCATTTTCCAGACCATACACCCCGTGAGGATGATCCTCACTACAAGGATTTTGATGCGTTTCGACGCAAAACTGAGAAGGATGCAAAGTGCGCCTTTGGGGTTGCCCGTGGGGATATGTCAGAGTGTTTTGGCGGCCTAGAACTCCACCACAGTCACATCGAGTTTAGCCTAATGAACTCTGTAGACCTTTCTCTTCTAGAAACTGCTTACCCAGGAGTTAGTAACCCTGATGAAGTAGGGGCATGGGTAGAAAGCGCCGAGAACTTGGAGTGGCTCTGCGAGAGTCACCATCGTGGTGTTGGAGGAATCCACCACGCAGCAGCCGCAGACTTTGAAGCCGAAAAGTTCATACACAATCTGATCAGTGAGGATAAAGAATGAGTTACCAGCCTGTTTACGGAGATTACGGAGTTGTTGGTACTACTGGCATCTTTGGTCGTCTTATCCAGATCGGAACCCTTAGCCGTTGGAATCATGCAGTTATCTACATAGGTAACAACGAAGTTGTAGAGGCCACCCCTAAAGGCGTAATTATCTCCCCTGTAACCAAATACCCTTCAGGAACTATTGCCTGGAACCAGCACGAGGGCATATCCCCAGATGAACGAACAACCATCGTAGCCGAAGCACATAAACTGGTGGGCAAGCCCTATGACTTCTTTACCATCCTTGTTCTAGCCCTGCGTATTTTAGGCATCAAACTTTTGTCCAATATGTACGCTTTGAAACGTTTGGCCGAAAAAGACGGGTTTATCTGCTCTGAACTAGTTGACCACTGTTACGACGTGGCTGGTAGGACAATTTCGGACAAACCCGACTATTTGACAACCCCTGGAGATCTAGCCTTCCGCCTAATTTATCAGTAATCCTGGTATTCTTGGCCTATGACAACGATCGTAGGGATTCAGTACAGAAATAAGTCTGTTCTTGTTGCCGATAACCAAGTTACTGATGGTGAAGGTCGTCGTTTTATACACCCTGATATGAAGAAGATTGCCAAAAGAGGCGAGTTTCTTATCGCAGGTAGTGGTGAAGTTCAGCCGTGTGATGTTGTTCAACACTTCTGGAATCCACCTAAACCAACTGCAGCAGATAAACGTGATCTTTACCACTTCATTATTACTAAAGCAATGCCATCGATGCGTAAGTGCTTGGTAGACAACGGGTTTGATTTTAATGAAGGTAAAGGTGAGGGTAAGAGTGATGAGCAACGTTTTCATTTCCTACTCTGCGTAGGCGGAGAACTCTTTGATGTAGCAGATGACCTGTCAGTTTGTAGAACAGAAGATGGGTTCTATGCAGTAGGCTCTGGAGCGGCATACGCACTAGGGGCATTAGCCGCGGGTGCTGGCCCTGAACAAGCGGTAAGCATTTCTTGTAAGTTTAGTGTGTACTCATCTGGACCATTACAAAAAGAAGAACAGTACCGATACTAGGAGCATAACTTGCCTAATTATGATTTTAAGTGCAATACCTGCGGTGGAATTCAAGAACTGTACCGATCATTTGGTGATGACTCTTTACCTGTATGTTGCAGCGATTCGATGAGCAAGATATACTCATCTCCTCCTGGAATCCAGTTTAAGGGTTCAGGATTTTATAAAACAGACTCACGATGAGTATTGAAAATACCGCTACGATTAAAGTAGTCTGCAGAACATGTAGTAGGGTTAACTTTGTTACGTACGCAGAGTTTAAAACATCTAAAGATTGCAAGGAGTGCACATGAGTAAATCAGAAGACAAACGTATCGCAAAACAAATAGAAGCAGACGCTTTTATTTTACAAACAAAAGAAGAACGTGCAAAAGCACGCTGGGAAGATGCCCAGATTAAAGCCGCCTCTGCTCAATCGGTATTAGATTACGCGATCGAGCATTACGAGGCTCATAAAGACGAATTGGACGAAGAAATTATCAAGCAAACAGAAGAGCACATTGTTGCTCGTACATCACAAATTAAAGACTTTATTATGTCAGAAAAAGAAATCTTCTTAGAGTCTATGGGGATTCAAGCCGACTAAGCAGTTTTATTAGAGGATAACTGAGTACCGCATTTAGAACAACTTACATACGTGTTACCAGTAAACGGACAGGATGCAGAGTCAGTAGTTAAGTGCTTACAAAATAATCTTTTCATTAGATGAATCATCGTTTTCCTTTATGTGTTTAATTTCGCAATGGCGTGCCAAAGACGGCACTACGTAGACCTTATCACAAAGGCCGCAGCGGTAGGAAGCAGTGAACTTGTCGATAGGTATAGTATGCCAATACATGGGCTAAAAAAAGGAGCAAACTATGACAGTGACTACTGTTGCTAATGTTCAAGGCGAGTTTACAGCCTTAGATCGCTGTGATAAGTGCGGAGCGCAAGCACGGGTTCGTGCACGTCTCATTACAGGGGAACTACTTTTTTGTGGGCATCATGCACGCGAAACAGGTTACAAGTTGGCTCTACAATCCGTAGAGATTTATGATCCAGAAGGATACATACAGCATGGGGATGAATAACTTATCAGTTCCAGAGTTTCAGGATCATGTTGGTCTTGGAATGTTTGGTGGAGTAAATGGAACCTACGGCAATTACAGCGTTGGTCCACAAGTTGACCCAACAGACTTTAAGCAAGATCGTGAGCGCCAAAGTGAGTAGCCTATCTCGCGCAGTATCTCAAAACTCTAATAGAGTACAGGCATCTCAAAGAATACATGCTGCACGTGCAGAGCGTCGCCAATCAGGTTACGTAGGAAATAGAACTTTGGGTAATAATCAGCGTCAAGCATACCCTTATGTAGTTGGAACTATGGCTGCAGGAAACTTGGTATCTGGTACAGCAGTTCAAGCGGCTCAATGGCCTGCCAAGGCAATTGCAGAGCGTGCTATGGGACTTAATGTTGCTAATGGAATAGGTCAAGGCGGTACGGCGGCATCTGCTGCAGGTGCTGCAGGTGGAAGTCCAGCATGAGTAAGCAACTTAATCGTAAAGTTCTTAAGATCAATAACCGTGTAAGTATCAAGCAACATTTTCAATACGTTGAACCTATGCTTAAATCTGTAGCCAATCCTTCTGTTGTTACTTGGTCAGGTCCAGGAAAGGGTATTGAGGGAGAGTCAGTGAACTCATCGTCTACAAACGATTCTCAGGTTATCAACAAAAACTGGCGCCCTATTTAATCTTCTTTTCTAGAACCTGTTTGTCATAATTCTCTAAAGGGCACACCTAAAGGAGACACATGAAACTCAGCAAAAAGACAAAAGCATACATCGAGCACTATATCTACGTAACAGCAGGTTCAGCATTCGCGTTGGCAGTTGAAGACGCACATGCACATCGTTCATACAAGTCTGTAGTACTTGCTTTTGCAGCAGGCCTTGTTGGTCCAGTACTTGCTAAAGTTAATCAAAAGAGCCTTGTTAACACAATCGTCAAGGATACAAACCTTCCAACACCACTCGTTACAGAGGCAGTAAGCACTGCAGTTGCAGACGCAACCAAGGCAGTAGACGCAGCAACTGACGCACCAGTAGACCCAGCAAAGTAGTCTCGTAACTTCATGAATAGCAATACAGCCATCACACTGACAGCGATAGGCGGCGTCCTTGCCGCCATCGTTGCAATTTATCAGATCTTTAAACCGCTTCATACAAAGGTCAAGAAGTTTAGTGAATGGGTGGACAAGTTCATGAGGGATTGGTCAGGCGAGCCAGAGGAGCCAGGAAGAGACCGTATACCTGGTGTCATGGAGCGGTTGAACAAGTTAGATGGAGAACTAAGCAATAATGGTGGTAAATCCACCAAAGATGTAGTGGACAAACTGTTTGCCAACCAAGAGCGCATTATGAGTATCTTTGAAAACGTCATTGAGCGTATGATAAAGATCGAAGACCACTTAGGAATTCCGCATGATGTTGACGAGCCAATTTCCGAAGATTTAGAGGAGAATTAAGCCCATGAGCATGCCAATCGCAGATAGCAGTTTTAACCCCATTGCTTGGGCTGCGTATAAGTTGCCTAATACAAAGCGTATGAATTTTACAGATCCTGGAGTTCATAAGAAGTATACCAAGCAGGCGCAAGAAACTGCTACTAGTATGCAGATGGCACACAGGCCAACACCGACACCTCAAAGTACTGGAGCACCAGTACCTGGGTATCGTAAACGTGGTTCATACATTACCCCATCTAATACAGGAGCACCCATGCCAGGAACACTAAAGAACAAAGCAACAACAACTACACCAGCACAGTCATTTGGAATGTCTTCTTCATCTTCAACCAAGGTACCTGTTAAGCCACGCGGCGCTAAGCCAACTGCTCCAGGAACCCAACCTAAAAAGAAGTAACAATGGCTGGAGAGATCAGTCGAGATGATGACTCGTATACCCACTTTTTTGATGGGTATAACACTCGTGTACCTCCACTGACCGCTCAAGATAAACACATGCTGGACTTTGCTATAAAAACAGCACAACAGCCTGTACTTGTTACACATGGTCAGATACTTCGAAACTTTGGAATGTATCCACCAGAGTTTTGGACTCGCGCCCAAGCATTGGCGCAACATCCAGACGTCTCAGACGAACAACGCGTAGGATTAGATAAAGTTATGCCAGAGCCATCACGTCCAGGACCAATGACTGGTGGCTATGACGTAGGACTTGGATTGGAGCAATACCCATGACTTGTGCAAACTGCGATAAGCCATCCCATTACGTATACCGACTTACTAAAGAGGTAGGCGTTCATTATTGCCCAAACCACCTTCCTCAGTTTCTTGATAAGCGCAAACGTGCTGGCCTTCTAGAAACAACAGAGCAGTGGAAAGCAGATAGAGCAGATAGTCTAACTGCAATTTCTTCTATTCCAGAAGTTGCTATTAAAGCAGAAGTAGAAGCGCCTAAAGTCGCTAAGAAGAAAGCCGCACCAAAGAAGGCAGAATAAAATGCCTATCATTCGCAAGTTCGCGGTGCAGGGTCATGCTGTACCATCAGTAGCGCACAGCCCTAGAGGACCGTTTTCGCCTGAAGTTCTAGCCCAACCAAGGATGGAACACGAGGAACAACACCCCGACTCCTTACACGTAGGATTAGACAATGTACGCTTCTTCAGATGTCGCGACTGCGAAGAAGTACTTCTAGAGACCGAATTAACCAATCATGATTGTGAAAGGATTTAACAATGGCTACAAATAATGATGGTCACCTCCTCGATTCCGCAGGAAACGTTGTAGTTGATTTCGTATGGGGCAACATGCCTCTTCAACCAAATGACGTTCGTCCTGTAGGATCAAAACTTACCTACGGTATGGACACCCACAACATTGCAGAAGATGCATGGAATGGTTTCCCACTTTATACTCCAAACACTTCAGGAACTCAATCAGGTGGAGTTGACTACATCACAGTTCCTTCTGTTATTGGCTTGACTACAGCAATTGCACAAGACACACTCCAAGATGTTGAAATGACAATTACAACAGCAGGAGCAGCAACTAACTCTCCAAAGACAGTTACCGCTGCAAGTCGTACATCAGGTTCACACCTATTGTCTCTTACATCTACTTCACACGGCTTCTCAGCAGGTCAACTTGTTGTCGTAGCCTCTGTAGATGCAACAGCAAATGGAACATGGGTTGTAGATTCGTCTACAACTACCAACACACTTGTAGTTGGAACAACTCCTACAACTTCTTTGTCTCTTACAGGACTTTCAGGAACAGCCGCAGGCTTGTCTGGAACCATTAAGACTCAAAGCGTTGCTGCTGGTGCTTCTAGCATCTCAGCAGGTGCTGCGATTACAATCACACCATTTGCCTAATAGGGTCTAATGCCTAACAAGCGTCCAACAGGTGGTAGCGCTATGCGGAAAACCCGTGTAGCGCTTCCGTCTGCCCAAGAACAACTGGGAGCCTTCTACGGTTTTGGTCCACGTCAAAGCGAAGGTATTGCCAAAATAACAGGTGCTGCTAATCCTTTTGCAGGATTACCAACAACTGCCCAGACCGCAGAGTTTGGTGAGTTTCAAGAGATCATCAGTATTCGCGACACTATGAAACACTACGAGGGTCAAGTAGAGTACAACAACATGGCAGGTATGCCAACAGAACTTTCATACCAACGTCAATGGGAAGACGTCACCAATGGTGAAGAAAATCCTATCATCCCTGGATCGTACGGTGCTCAGTTAGACGAGGATGAATCCCCTGCTAAACTCACTGTGGTACCTACTTCAACGACAAACCACGAACGTCCTCGCACAGTTGCTGCAGGATATGATGCTGAAGAAGAGAAGATTACCGTTGTATTTAGAGACGGAACTTTTTATAACTACTATGAGTGCAGCCCCTCTGAATGGGCCGCCTTTAAGTCCCGTGTATCCAAGGGTCAGTACATTTATAAATACTTAGACTTTCACCCTCGCGGGCTTGCAGATGTTACTAAGATTTCTGCCACTGCACGTAAGGCGTTTTACAAATTGGCAAGAACTTCCCAAATTCAATCTAAAGGTGCTAAGTTTAAGCCACTCAATACCAAACGGAGATAGATGCGTAAGAATCGGCTCATTAATATCGGTAAACACAGGTTTATTCAATACACTAACTTCCCTTATACTTGGGGAACTAAAGTGGTAACACGTGGTTGGACTCAAGAATCTGAAGAACCATATCGATCAGCCGCTCCCCTAATACTAAGACTTCCTAACTATATGGCGTTAGTCTTTGGTAAATGGACTGGAGTAAAGGAACAACAAGAAGTTGAAGAACTACTCGGAATAAGGGAAGTAACATACGATGATTTTAAAGAAGAAGCAGGATGGGTTCCAGCCCCAGACGAAAGTGGAGAAGAGAGTCTCGAAGATCTCTACGCCCGAATTAATAATGTGGATGGAGCAGTCGATGCATACGATTGGTCGACATATTACAATTTGGCAAAGGGAGCAGAGTAAAGACGATCTAGAAGAAGTACTTATGGGAGCAGAAGCATTCTATGCTATCGCTAAGGAACTTAAGAGACGATCTGAGCATACACTGTAACTATGGAAAACTATGACGAGAACAAATTTGAGGAAATCAATCCAGAGTTCTACTTAACTGATGAAGACAAGCCTGTAGAAGGCGACTCTCAAGTTGAACTCGACGAACTGTCGCAAGAGTTCGTTAACAAGTTGATCGAAAAGATCATGGATTTTCTAAAGGTACTTGTAGGCCATGACCTTCACCCGTACCAAAAGCCTTTGGCTCGTCGTATTATCGAGTCTGTAATTATCAATGATGGTGAAGAGATCACCGCCCTGGCCTCTCGTCAGTCAGGAAAGTCTGAAACAGTGGCAGATACAGTAGCCACACTTATGATCCTTCTACCTAGACTTGCAAAACTATATCCAGATCTATTGGGTAAATTTAAAGATGGTATTTGGGTGGGTCTTTTTGCTCCTACCGAAGGTCAGGCTGAAACTCTTTTTGGACGTACAGTTACTCGACTAACCTCAGAACGTGCCCTAGAGATACTAGGAGACCCTGAGATCGATGATAGCGCTGCACGTGTCGGCGGAGTAACTCGACAAATTAAACTTAAGAAGTCTGGTTCTACCATCACAATGATGACCGCTAACCCTCGCGCTAAGATTGAGTCTAAGTCTTTCCATCTTATCGTCATTGATGAGTGTCAAGAAGCAGACGACTTCGTTGTATCAAAGTCAATTTCCCCAATGCTCGCGTACTACGCAGGTACTATGGTAAAAACAGGGACACCAACTACTTCTAAGAACAACTTTTATAGGTCTATTCAACTAAACAAGCGTAGACAAACAACCCAGAACTCACGGCAAAACCACTTTCAATGGGATTGGAAAGACGTTGCAAAGATTCAATCCAACTACGAGAAGTTTATCCGTAAAGAGATGCTTCGAATCGGTGAAGACTCCGATGAGTTTCAGATGTCATACAACTGTAAGTGGCTTCTTGAGCGAGGCATGTTTGTTACCTCTACTATCATGGATGACCTGGGAGACACATCTGCCGAGTTAGTAAAGTCTTGGCACAAAACCCCTGTAGTAGTAGGTATTGACCCAGCACGTAAAACCGACTCAACTGTAGTCACTGTTGTGTTTGTTGACTGGGAACGCCCCGATGAGTTCGGTTATTTTGAGCACAGAATCCTCAACTGGTTAGAGATGCAAGGAGATGACTGGGAAGAACAGTACTTCCAGATCGTTAACTTCTTACAAAACTACGATGTACTTGCCGTAGGAGTAGACGGCAACGGTGTAGGCGATGCTGTGGCTCAACGTTTAAAATTGTTGATGCCACGCTCTGAAGTTGTAGCCCTTACCTCTAGCCCAAGTGAGCAATCTAAGAGGTGGAAGCACCTTCAGGCTTTGATTCAACGTAAAATGATCACATGGCCTGCCCATGCTAAGACTCGTAGACTTCGTACTTGGAAGCGTTTTTATCAGCAAATGACCGATCTTGAAGTTACTTACAAAGGACCTAATTTTGCGGC